TTGAAATTCGAACAGCGTTAGAAACTAAACTTAACGCGCTTACGCCTACACTTGCAACGGCATGGGAAAGTGTGCCGTTTACGCCTGTAGTGGGTACAGCATACCAGCAAGTAAATTTAATGATTGCAGACACGCTTAACCCTACACTAGGCGGCACACATTATCGCATTAAAGGATTTATGCAGGTACTTTTGTGTTATCCACCTAACGCAGGCGCAAAAACCGCAGCAACACGCGCTGATTTATTGGTTAATCATTTTAAACGCGGTACAAGTTTAACAAGTGGCGGCATAACTGTTATTATTGACAAGACACCATCAATTGCACCGGCATTGATTGACGGGGTGCTTTATAAAATTCCGGTATCAATTTATTTTTCAGCAGATATTTACTCTTAAGAGGTTACAAAATGACAATTGCTCAAGGCGTTAAAAAAGTCGTATCGTACAAAAAACAAACTGGTTTAGGTTCTCCAGCTTCAGGAAGTGGCGGTCAGGAATTAAGACGTGTGACCAGCACAATCAATTTAACAAAAGATACTTATCAATCAAACGAGATTCGCTCAGACCAGCAAATTGCTGATTTCAGACACGGCTCAAAACAAGTAACGGGTACATTAAGTGCAGAATTATCGGCTGGCACTTATAAAGATTTTTTACAGTCTGTATTGCGCAAAGATTTTGTAGCTATTTCTTCATTGACAGCAGCGGCTGTGACTATTGTTGCATCAACTGGTGTGATTACATTCCAAACAGGAAACCCGCTAACAGGCGGCATTAAAATTGGTAATGTGGTTCGTATTACAGTCGGCAGTGTTAACGCGGCTAACTTAAACAAAAATTTGTTAGTGACAGGCGTTACAGCAAGCACATTGACTGTTAAAACTTTAAACGGTAGCGCATTGGCTGATAATGCTACTTCAGTTACTGGTGTAACAATTGCAATTCCCGGCAAATATACTTATGTGCCAGAAACTGCACAAACACAAGATTATTATACAATTGAGCATTGGTTCTCAGATGTAGCGCAATCAGAGGCTTACCAAGACGTTGTTCAAACTAATGCACAGATTAAAATCCCTGCAAATGGCATGGCAACTATTGACTTTCCGTTAGTTGGCTTAAACGTATCAACAGGCACATCACAAGTGTTAACTTCACCAACTGCAATCACAACAGGTGGTGTTACTGCTGGCGTTAACGGTTTGTTATTAGTTGCAGGCTCACCTGTTGCAATCGTTACTTCAATTGATTTTGATGTTAACGGTAATGTTGCAGTTGCGGACGCGGTAGTGGGTTCATTAACACGCCCAGATGTATTTCAAGGCACTGTAGGTGCAACTGGTACTTTTAGTGCTTACTTTACTGACGCAACATTCCGTGATTACTTCATCAACGAAACTGAAGTTTCAATTGTGGTTGCATTGACAACAGATAGCACTGCAACAGCAGACTTTGTTGTGTTCACGATGTCACGCGTTAAAGTTGGTGGTGCTGATGTTACTGATGGTGCGTCTGGTTTAACTCGCACATTCCCATTCACTGCGTTAAAAAACACAGCGGGTGGCAGTGCAGCGGCTAATTTAGCGACAACAATCATGGTTCAAGATTCACTCGCTTAAAAATAGTGCTACAATTACCCACGCTTGTAATTTTGCAGGCGTGGGTATTTTTTTATAAATCAACAGGAACATACGAACATGAGCAAAGAAAATAAAGGTTTATCATTAGCTGATTTGGATTTAGTTAGCGCGTCAGAAAACGCTTACGAGTTTGAATATCTAAGACCAGACGGCAGTGACACAGGCGTTTTTGTAACGGTACTAGGCGCACAAGCACCTAAAGTACAAGACTGGGTTCGCAAAACACTTAACAGAAGAAAATCACAAGACCAATTAGCGGCAAAACGCGGCAAAGAAATTGAGCGCACAATTGAAGATGATGAGCAATTTGGTATTGATGCAGCAGCAATTCGTGTTGTTGGTTGGCGCGGCATTACTGAACCATACTCACATGAGAACGCTTTAATTTTAATGGAACGCAATAGTGAATTGCGTGAACAAGTATTTGAGGCAAGTAATAACTTGGGAAACTTCACCAAAGCCTAATTGATGACCTTGTTACGTTTGGCAAACGTGAGTTTGAACTCAGCAAAACAAACGATAACGGTTCAAGTTTACGCGATGAAGCTCAAGCTATTGTTGCAATGGGGCATGAGATACCAGACGATTATAAGTCGCTACCTATGCCAGAAAATTACAGACATTGCTGGTCGTGGTTTGGTGAATTAAGCCGCACACGTTCCAGCAATGGATTTGGTCAAAATCCAATTAGTTACAGTGAAATTGACGCTTGGTCACGATTGACCAATATTGAATTAACACCATTAGAAGTAAGTGCTATTATGAGGTTAGATAGTGCTTACTTAACAATCCAAGCCGAGCAAATTGCACAACGGAGCAAGAAAAAATGACAACAGATACCTATTCCATTCAAGTCTCAGTCGATTCGACCAGTGCAGTAACAGCCACGCGCAATTTAACGGCAATGGAGCAAGCAACGGGCAGAAGTGAACGTGCTTTGTTTAGTTTAGGTAACATGGCAAAAGCAGCAAGCGCGGCTTTGCTTGGCATTGGATTTAAAACCGTAATTAGTGAAATGGCATCGTTTGAAACGAAAATGCTTCAATTAAAATCGTTAACCGATGCCACCACTCAACAAATGAAAGCAATGGAAAAACAAGCGCGTGAACTTGGCGCAACCACTGCATTTTCAGCACAGCAAGCAGCAGAGGCGCAAGGCGTTTTAGCGTCAGCAGGTTTAAAAACAAATGAGATATTAGCAGCAACACCAAAAGTTTTAGAATTAGCAGCAGCCGGAAGTTTGGAATTATCAAAAGCGGCTGAAATTTCAACTGGAACAATGAAGGCTTTAGGGCTAGAACTTAGTGACCTTGGACGAATAAATGATGTATTTGCTAAAGCAGCAGGAGATTCCAGCACAAGCGTAAAAGAAATTGGCGATGCAATGGGACAAATTGCTCCAATTGCTAAAACTTTTAAAATAGGATTAGAAACATTATCGGCATCACTTGGAATTTTAGCTGATAACCAAATCAAAGGAAGTGAAGCAGGAAACAATTTAAAAGCAATGCTTGTTGCATTAAGCAATGACACAAAAGATAACATTGAGATATTAAAAAAACATGGAGTCACTTATTCTCAACTAAATGTTGAAGTTTATGGTTTGGCAAAAGTTATGAAGGTGCTACAAAATGCACATTTAAGCGGTGCTGAATCATTAAAAATATTTGGTAGTGATGCAGCAGCAGCAGGGAATATTTTAGCGGCTAACTCTGCAAAAATAGATGAATATGCCAAAAAACTAGAAAACGCAGACGGTTCAGCTAAAAAAATGGCTGATACTTTAAATCAAGGATTAGCAAAAGCTATTGATTCATTTAAAGGTACATTAAGTGAAGCGGCATTGCAATTAGGTGATTCTGGCTTAAAAGGCGCATTGACTGATGTGATACAACAAGCAACAGGTGTTATTGCAATTTATGAAGGCATGGGTGATAAATTTGCAGAATCTAATAACTATACAAAAGAGCAATACGACAATTTAAAAAGCGTAGCAGACGAATTAAAAATTGTTGCGGGCGCGGCTGGCGGTATTGCAAGTCTAACTGCGGTTATTTGGGGTGCTAACGCGGCTATGGTAGCGTTTAACATTGCAACCCGCGCTAATCCTTTAATTATGGGCGCAACAGTTGTAGCGGCAGCAGCAGGCGCAACATTTGCAAAGATAGCAGATAATCAAAGCACCATTGATAAACAAATTGAAACAGCAGAAAAACGCATTGCGGCAATGGAAAAATATGGTTTACCAAATTTAATTGGTACGGCAGTTGGTTTTGATACTGAAAAAGAACGCACAAAATTAACTGCGTTAAAACAATTTAAAGAGGAACAGCTTGCAGCAACAAAAGCAACTATTGATGCAACCGCAAAAACTGAAAAACACACTGAAGCAGCCAAAACAAATACAGTCGCAACAGCAGATTCAACAGATAAAACTAAAAAAACATCTGAAGCTAAAAAAGAAGCAGCAAAAGCCGCTAAAGATTTAGCCGAAGCAGAGCGTTATTTTAACGAACAACTTAACGCACAAGTAGCAGCGGCAGAAAACGCAGGCAAGTTATTTGCAGCACAGCAACAAACTAAACTGGCTGGAATTGAAGCAGAAAAACAATCCATTATTGATAAAGCGTCAATTGAGTATCAACACGCAACCAGCTACGAAGAAAAATCACGCATATTAAACGAATCTCAAAATGCGACCAATGCACTACTCGCAAAAGAAAAAGAGATCCGCGATGCGCTAACTAATCAAAGCGCAGAAACCATTGACGCTAAAATCGCAGCGGCACAATCTGAATTAGACAATGCTGGTCAATACAATTTAACGCTGGCTGAACAACTGCGTTTAAAAACTGAAATTGCTGGATTGCAAACAGAAAAAGCAATCATAGGCGAAACAGCAAGCCAATCTGATATTAAAGCTAAGTCAGACGCAGAAAAAAAAGCTAATGATGATAGATTAGCAGCCATTAAAGCTATTGATGACGCTCAGACAGCAGCTAATACAGCGTCAACGGCTCAAATGGCAATACTTACAGCCAACCTAGATGCAGCAAAAGAAGCAGCAACAGGGTTAGCTGATGCGTTTGGCAGTGTAGGCAGTGCAGTTGGTGGATTAGGTGTTGCGTTGGCATCTTATGAAAAGTCACAGGCTGCCATTGCTGACGGATTGCAAAACCAATTATTTGAGATTCAAAAACTCAATGATGGCAAAGGCGATCAAGCAAAAACTGATAAAGCCATTGCAGCAGCAAATCAAAAACAATCACAATTACAGGTTAAGTCATACGGTGATATGGCGGCAGCGGCACAGGGATTCTTTAAGAAAGGCACAGCAGGATATAACGCGCTAGGCGTTGCAACTAAAGTTTTCCGCGCGTTTGAAATGGCTCAGTCTGCAATGTCAATGGTTAGAATGATTGCAGATAATGGCGCAAAAGTAGGCGCGTATATTACAGGGTTATTTACACAAACCGCAGCCAATACAGCATCAGTTGCGCCAAACGTTGCAGCAGATGCAACTAAAGCTACAGCATCTGGAACGGCAGCAGTAGCACAAGCGTCTAATGCACCATTTCCAATTGGGTTTGCTACAGGTGCGGCAATGCTGGCGTTTATGCTTGCAATTGGCGTTGCAATGGCTGGTGGCAGTAGTAGTGCGCCAACCATGACGGGTGCTGATTATGAAAAACAACAAACCGAAAAATACAGCGCATCATTAAAAACAAGTGTTTTAGGAAAAGATGAATATTCAAACTCAATTGCTAATTCATTAGAAGCATTAAAAAATAATTCATCAGCAGATTTGGATTATTCATTGGGCATGCTTAGAGCGATGGAAAAAGTAGCCACATCAATGGATACTCTTGTTTCAATGACAGCCAAGCAATTAAATATTGATATTGGTCAAATAACTTCAAGCATGAAATTTGGAACATCAACATCATCAAATAGCCCTCTTGGATCAAATGATTTAGTTAATTTATTAGTATTTGGTTTATTTGGTGGTTTCTTTACAAAAACATCTGTAAAAACAGAATTTGCTGGAGCGGGAATTAAATTTATAGATCAAACATTAGGCTCAATTGTTACCGAAGGAATTAAAGGCGCACAAACTTATGTGGATGTTTTAGTTACCACAACAAAAAGCAATTTCTTTGGAATGTTTAAATCTGTTAAACAAGAAATTAAAACAAAGTACACTGCGTTAAGTGATGAAATAGCTAATTCAATATCTTATACAATTGTAAGCATGTATAACGCTATTGCTATTGCTTCAAAACAAACAGGAAATATAGGGATTGTTGATACATTAAAAGGATACACTGTATCACTTGGAAAAATTCCACTTGGAAAAGACCCTGGAAAATATGAAGAAATATGCAAAGCCACCCTCAATAAATTGGGTGACGATTTGGCTATGCTTGACCCGCGTTTTAAAGATTTCCAACGTATTGGTGAAGGTTATTTAGAAACGCTAACAAGAACATCAAACGGCATTGTTACAGCACAACAAAAACTTGCAGCGGCTGGCATTGTTGCTATTGATTATACAAATATCAAAGAAAAGCAAGGTGATGTTGAAGCGGAATTGGTTAGAGATTCAATTTTAGCAACAAACAGTCTAACTGATGTTAGCGACATTATGAGCAATTTATCTGGTACAGCAGATGAATTGCTTGCTGCGCTTAAAAATTTAAATGACATTAAATTTGGTTTAAATGCAATTGGATTAGGTTCAATTGATTTAAATCAAAAAATGATTAACGCAGCAGGTGGGTTAAGCGCGTTTAATTCTTCAATAAATGATTTTATTGGCTCAATACTATCGCCTGAAGATCAATTAAATATTAAAACCGCACGAGTAGCGTCAAGTTTAGAAAGTTTAGGCATAACAATGCCAAACCTAGGTGGAAACGCGCAAGATTCTTTAGATTACTATAAAAATTTATTACAACAAGCTGCGCAAGATACTACTGAAGCAGGTGATCGCGCATTTGTTAAATTGTTGCAATTAGCTAATGACTTTGCATCAGTAGCAACAGAAACTGCAAAACTAGCCGCTGATGAGTTAAACAAAACGCTTGATGAGTTTAAAGCTAAGCAATCAGAAATAGCGGCAACGATTAAAACAGAACAAGGCAACATTGTTAAATCAACTGATTTATTGATTTCTGTTTATAAAAAACTAGGCGAAGTTGATTTAGCATCGAAAGAAGAAGCGTTAAGACTTGAGCGTGAAAAAGCCGTAAGAGGTTTAGATGCTGAATCTGCAAGCGTTGTTACTGCATTAAATAATTTAACTTATATCATCAACGTATTTAATGAAGCATCGGCTGGTTTAAAATCAGCGTATCAATCATTAACTGCTATGCGTGATAGATTTGTAAGCATTGGCGATTCTTTAAGTGCTTATCTTGGCGATCTAAACAATACATCGTCAGATTATGAAAACGCTCGCACGTTATTCTTAAAAACGTCAGAGCTTGCAAAAGGCGATAATGAACAAGCGTTAAAAGACTTGGAGAATGTATCTAAAGCGTTTTTATCAGCATCTAAATCAAGAAGTGACGCTGAAATACAAGCCGCACAAGATTCAGTTAACACTGCAAAATCTGCGTTAACATCTGCGCAAGACGCATTAAAACAAGCGCAAGAAGAACAAGCAGCGGCACAATTGCAAGCGTCAAAAGATGCGCTGTCAAATCAAAAACAAGCGTTAGCAGACCAAGTCAGCGCACTAAAAGAAAACGTCAGCACAATTACTGCGTTTAA